GTAGACGAGTCTGCTCTAGTTGGTGGACAATCAATGGAAATATATCCGGGTAAAATCTTTAGAAGACAGGCAGGCGTCCCCGGACAGGCCATCAACGCACTGAAGTTTCCTAATACGTCAAACGAAAACATGATGATGTTTGACCGCTTCAGGCAGTTAGCTGATGAACAGACAGGCATTCCAAGCTACTCTCATGGTCAAACGGGTGTACAAAGTATGACCCGAACTGCTTCTGGGATGTCCATGCTCCTTGGCGCAGCATCCCTTAATATTAAAACAGTTATTAAGAATCTTGATGACTTTCTTCTGAAGCCTATGGGTGAAGCTTATTTCCAGTGGAACATGCAGTTTATGGAATCTAAACTAGGCATCGAAGGAGACTTAGAAGTTAAAGCAACAGGTACAAATAGCTTGATGCAGAAAGAAGTAAGAAGTCAACGCTTGACTATGTTCCTTCAGACTGTACAGAATCCTGCTGTTGCACCTTTCATTAAGATGAATAAGTTAATATCTGAACTTGCTTATAGCTTGGATCTTGATCCTGATGAACTCATGAACGATCCAGAAGAAGCAGCACTAATGGCCCAAATCATAGGAATGCAAAATGCTGGACAAACAACTGGCCCGGAAGCTGGCCCCGCTAACGAACAACCCGGAGCTATGGGAGGCCCTGAAGGAGTACCTCCAGAAGGCCAAGACCTTGGAGCTACGGGTACTGGTGGGGGCAACATCGGAACTGGAGGTGTATCGCAGCCAGGGGAGAGTGAGTTCGCTGGAACGCTTAGAGCAGTTGAAGGATAACGTAAAAATGATTATGGAGCAGCGTGAAGGATGAGTCTTTTAAATAAAATTAGCAAGCCCGTTGCTAAAAAAATATCTAGTTTTTTTACAGAAGATGCTTCTGAAAAAGAAATAAAAGATACAATTAATAAAGTTATTAATAAAATTGAAGAGGCTCCTTCAACAAGTCCTAAAAAAGAATTGTTTGCTAAAATTGCTGATGAAGAAAATGTTACTTTAGATTTTGTTAAACAAGCAAATAAAATTAATAATTATAGGTCAGGTGGTGGTAAATCTGATTCTTTATTAGGTGAAGTTGCATCAACAGTTAGAGCAATGGTAAAAGAACCTACTTCTGGTCAAAAATATTCTGAATCTTTAGGGGGTACAAAAACTACTAGAGAAGCTCGAAGAGGTAAAGGTTTTGCAATTTTAGGAACAGCAGCAGTAACTATTCCTTCTACTGCTTATATATCTTCTTGGCAATCTAATAAAGATAATAAAGGAAAGCCGCCTTCAGATTTTGAAAAAGCTTTTAGTAAAGCGCATAACGCAGGACAAGAAACTTTTATGTTCAAAGGAAAAGAATATACAACCGAAGTACGTAAAGGTAAAGCTATGGGAAGCAAAGTAATTACTAAAAATATTATTGACTTTGCAGAAAAGTTATTAGCTAAAGAGCTTCCTGAAAAAGCAGCAAAGCGACGAGCGGCTATTAAAAGCGAAGCAGAAGCAGAAGATATTATTGTAAATGAAATTAATTCTAATCCATATGCTTTGGATGAAATGCCTCTGAGTATTTTAGAAAATCTTTCAATTAAAAATAAAGCTAAAATAGGTTTAGCTGATGAATATTCTGCTGGTATTTCAGAAAGCACTAGCGGAATGCTTAAAGGTATGCCGCCAAAAGAAGCAGCAGAAAATTTACTTGCTTTTGATGATGATGATATTTTTGATTATATGTCTACGTTAAATGCAAAAGATCTTAGAGAATTTAAAGATAATTTATCTGAGGATGACTTTGAAGTTTTTGGGGGATATATGCCAGAGTTAGGACCAAGAGAAAAAAAAGCAGAAGGCTCTTTATTAGGCCCTATGGAGGGTAAAGAAAAAGAAGCAGTCAAAGCAATTATTATTAATAAACTAAATGATATTCAAGATCCTAGATCTAAAAGTTTGCCTGATTCTTTACTTTATCTTCAGGAAGCAGACCCTTCTATTGTTATGTCTGCTATTGGTCAAACAGTTTCTCCAGAAGACCAACGAAAAATTAGAGAAAAGATTTTTGGACGCATGCCAGAAGCAAATGGTGGTTCTTTACTTCTTCCTGAAGAAATGCCTGTAGATACTTACACTCCAGAAGAACAAAAGAATGCTGAAGAAAATATGATTCCAGATGGAGAAATGGAAGATAACTACATGGATTATGTTCTAGGAGAATCCCTAGAAACAGAAGAACAAGATTATTTAATGACTGCTTTGGAATCAGATCCAAAGCTTAGTGAAATCTTTGATAAAGTCCTTATGACTGCATCAGAGTTTTCTGGGGCTGGAGAAGTCGAAGGCCCCGGAACAGGTGTTTCAGATTCTATTCCTGCGCGATTAAGCGACGGAGAATTTGTAATTACCAAAAAAGCCACCGATCAAATTGGCGCAGATAATCTTCAGAAAATGATGGATGATGCTGAGCGAATGGCTGATGGTGGGTTAGCTAGAAATGGCTATCAATTCGGGGGTATGTTACAAGACCCTCAAAAGGAGCTTGAGGCTATGTCACAGCTTAGATCAACAGACGAAGAGGTTAATCAGGCGATGTTAAGATCTAATCAAGTGCCAAGTCTTAGGCGATATTAGTACGGCTACCTTGTAGTTGGCAAGCCCCAATTTAAAGACGTTTAAAAAATGGCTACCTTGCAAGAAAAAACAAGCCCCGTAGAAAAGGAGTGGTAAAAATGTCCGAAGCAGCACTAGAGGAGCAAGTATCGAATCCATATAACATGAAAAAGTCTTGGCACACTAAAGATAAAGTGAGGCCTACAACGGCTGATGAAATGTATTATGAAGAAGACGAACAACCTCAGCAGGCTACCCGTAAAAAAGCGGCCCCTGAAGAAGAAGATGCACCTCAACAAGCTAACTATAAAAAGAGGTACGATGACTTAAAGAAACATTATGACTCTAAATTAAATGAGTTTCGACAGCGCGAACAAGAACTACTAGCTGCATCACAGCCAGTATATCAAGCTCCGAAGTCTGAAGAAGAACTTGTTCGTTTTAGAGAAGAATATCCTGATCTTTATGATACGGTAGAAACTGTTGCACATATGCGAGCCGAAGAGCAGATGAAAGAAATGCGTCAGCGTTTTTCTGCTATTGAGCAACGCGAAATGGAAATCTCAAGGCGTGAAGCTGAAAACGCACTCCAAGAGCGTCACCCAGACTTTGATGAAATTCGTGGCGACGATAGTTTTCATGAGTGGGCAAAAGAACAACCAGATCAAATTCAGGATTGGATTTATAATAATCCAAATAATGTAACTTTAGCAGTTAAAGCACTTGATCTTTATAAGTTAGAAACAGGCAAAGGGCAAAAAGGTTCAGGCAGACCGCGCAAGCAGTCAGCTTCAAAAGGATCGGCAGCAGACATGGTATCTACAAAAACAACAGGAGTAGACCCTAAACAGCCTAAGATCTGGACCGAAAGTGAAATAGCGAAAATGTCCTTAGATCAATTTGATAAATACGAAAATGAAATTCGTGAAGCAATATCTGAAGGAAGAGTTCGCAGAGGATAAAACTTTTCTACTTTAGGAGTAATTTAAAATGGCTTATAATCAAAGTGACCAATTTTTTGAACCAGCAACCGATACAGATGCTAACTTTGCAAACTCCGTATCAGGTCAGGCTAACTCGTTCTTCCTGCCAAAAGTATATTCCAAGCAGGTACTTAACTTCTTCCGTAAGGCGTCAGTAGCAGAAGCTATTACCAATACGGATTATGCGGGTGAAATTTCTGGCTACGGCGACACTGTTCGCATCATCAAAGAACCAACCATTACTGTTTATCAGTATGAGCGTGGTCAAGACGTAACGCAAACCAAACTCACCGACCAAGAAGTAACCTTGATCGTTGATACGGCTAACGCATTCAAGTTTATCGTTGATGACATCGAAACTCAAATGTCTCACGTTAACTTCCGTGATGTGGCTACGTCTTCTGCCGCTTACTCTTTGCGTGACGCTTTCGACGAAGGTGTAATTGCTAAGATGTTTTCAGGCGTAACGACTTCAAGCCCAGACCATACGCTTGGTGCTGATAGTGCAACTGCTCTTGGAGCTAATGTATTTGATGGCGCAGGTTCTGTTGATCTTGGTGTATCTGGTGAAACTGACCCGCTTGACCTTATGGCACGTATGGCTCGTCTTCTTGACGCACAGAACGTACCTGAAGAAGGTCGATGGTTTGTAGCAGGCCCTGATTTTTATGAGCAGCTGTCTCAGTCAGGATCTAAGCTTCTGTCAGTAGACTATAACGCTGGTCAAGGTTCAATCCGAAATGGCTTGGTATCTTCTGGCAAGCTCCGTGGTTTTAATATGTACAAGTCTAATAACATTGCCGCAACGTCTAACGCTACTGGCAAATGTTTGGCTGGTCATATTTCTTCTACGGCTACGGCTCAGACGATTACTAGCACTGAAGTAATTCGTGACCCGTCAAGCTTTGGTGACATTGTTCGTGGCCTCCACGTATATGGCGCTAAAGTATTGCGACCCGAAGCTTTGGTTGCAGCTTATTACTTGATTGACTAATTGTCATCGGCTACGGGGGTCTTTATGGCCCCCACGCCTTTAAAGGATTTTAAATTATGCCTCAACTTGGAAGTGATGAAAGACCTGTAGCCTTTAGGCAAACGATTGCTTCTAAGGAAAGTAGGACGCGAAAAGGATTTGATAAGCAAAAGTACGACGCAAACTATGATCGTATTTTTGGTTCTAAAACAGAATTTGAAATTGCACGAGAAACATCTAAGACATTTTCAATGGAGCAAAGTTAATGATGTATAAAGATAAAAGAATGAAAAAAATGTATGGTTCTAAAGCAATGATGAATCGTGGCGGTTATGTAAGTGGCGGTAAAATGAGCCACAAAAGCATTAGCGACATGGAACGCTCTTGTTCTTCTAAAAGTGGAATGAACACAATGAGTGAAAAGCGTGGCTAAAAATGTAGCGCATTATTTTAAAGATGGGACTAAGCATCAAGGGTCTTATCATAAAATGCCTGACGGTAGTTTACATTCAAACGCTAAACATACTAAAACATCTAAACCACTTTTTCATTTTAAAGATCTTTCAGATAATGCGAAGAAAAAAGCTAGGAAGAAAAAATAAATGGCTACAACTTATTTACAATTATGTAATGAAATACTGCGGGAAATTAATGAGGTTGAATTAACCAGTGCAGATTTTGCTACGTCTGTAGGTATTCAAAGCCATGTTAAAGATCTTGTAAATCGCGCTTATTTAGACATTGTTAACGAAGAACCTCAGTGGCCTTTTTTAGCTGTTGCAGATAGTGGAGATACTAATCCATATTATGGAAATGTATCTATTGAAACAGTTGCAGGAACTCGATGGTATGAATTAAAACCTGCATCTTCTAGTTTAACTACTGATTATAGTTATATTGATTGGGATAATTTTTTATTAACAACAGTAAGTGTTAGTGGTGAAACAGCACCTTATACAGAACGTAATCTTCGTTTTACAACTATTGAAGAATGGAAAGATTATTTTAGAATTTCTGAAAATAAAGATGCAGCAGATACTCAAAATTATGGAGTACCTACAAGGGTTATTAAAAGCCCGGACAATCGTAAATTTGGATTAAGTCCTATTCCAGATAAAGTATATAAAATTTGGTTTTATGCTTATAATTTACCTACGGCCCTTAGTGCTTATACAGACACAATAGTTTTCCCAGATTTATATGTTCCTGTTTTAATTAACAGAACTAGATATTATGTTCATCAGTTTAAAGATAATCCACAAGCAGCAGCCTTTTCTAACGAAGACTATAAGAAAGGTCTTAGAAATATGAAATTAAATCTTATGGAACCTGCACCTGGATATTTTAAAGATGATAGAGTAAGGTTTGTTTAATGGCAGCTTCTCTTCCGTTTGGTGTCTCGTGTCGAGGAGGGTTAAATACTAATCTCAATCAGTTTGAGATGTTATCACAGCCCGGACTTGCTATTGAGCTAGAAAACTTTGAAGTAGACTCTGACGGTGGCTACCGAAGAATTAATGGTTTTACAGCTTACGGAGCAGAAAGCGCAACAAGACCTAATAGTAATAATCCTATTCTTGGTCTTTTTGTATATGCAGATGGCCTTATTGCTTGCTCAGGTACAAATGTATATTTTACTTTAGATGGTATTACTTGGCTCCAAATTAATAGAAGTGGTGTAGCAGCAAGTGGTGATAATTATACTACATTTATTTCTAGAGCAACACTTACAAGGACTGGACAAGGCCAATGTAATTTTGCTCTTTACGAAGGTGATTCTGAATATGGTGAATTAATCATAACAGATGAAGGTTCTAGTGCCAAGCCTTTTTATTTTAAAATGACAGGCACTGGTGCTTTAAGTGCTAGAACATATTTTGTAGAAGAAATTACAGTACATACAGGTATTTCTCCTAATGTATGTAGTATGCACGACAGACATTTAGTAGTTGCTGCGGATGTAAATCATCCTAATACTATTTATTATAGTCATACAGATTCTCCAACAGACTTCACAGGCGCTGGAGCAGGAAGCATAAAACTAGATGATAAAGTAATTGGCTTAAGACCTTTTAGATCTGACTTAATTATTTTTTGTAAAAATAGTATTTATAAATTAATTAATATTAATGATTCTCAAACTATAGCAGTTGTACCAGTTACGAAAAACGTAGGCTGTTTAGATAACCATAGTATTCAAGAAATTGCAGGTGACTTAGTATTTTTAAGTCCAGATGGTGTAAGAACTATTGCAGGTACTGCACGTATTGGAGACGTTGAATTAGGTAGCGTCAGTCGGCAGATACAAAGTATTATAGAATCTATTGCAAGAGGTATTGATGGTTATATTGTAGATAGTGTTGTTTTAAGGCAAAAGTCTCAATATAGAATTTTTTATACAACAGCAACACAGGCAGCTTCGGATGCTAAAGGTATTATAGGATCTTTAACTTCTAATGGTTTTGAATGGTCAGAAACAAAAGGAATACAAGCAAGGGCAGTTACTTCAGGTTTTGATTCTAATGGTGTAGAGCAAACATATCATGGTGATAGTGAAGGTTATGTTTATATTCATGATTCTGGAGATTCTTTTTTACACGATGGAGCAGAAGCTAACATAAGAGCAACATATAAAACACCAAACTATGATTTTGGAGATTTTGGTACTCGTAAAAATATGCGGTACGTAAAAATTTCAGTTAGCCCTGAAGGTACTGCACAACCAGTATTGCGTGTAAGATATGATTACGAAGATACAAATATTCCTCAACCATTAGATTATCAGTTGCTTTCTGTTCCATTACCTGCTATTTTTGGTGATGGTTTATTTGGAACTTCAGTTTTTGGAGCCACTAATGATCCAATGGTTCGGCAAGCAATACAAGGCGGTGGTTATACCGCAAGTTTTAGATTAAGATCAGAAGATAAAAATCCACCTTATGCTATTAATGGTATGTATATAGATTACGTACCATCAACTAGGAGATAATATGGCAAGTTATACACGACAAAGCAGCTTTTCTGACGGAGATACTATTAGTGCTTCGTTATTTAATAACGAATATAATCAGTTAGTCACTGCTTTTTCTTATGCCTCGTCAGGTACTACAGGACACCGCCACGATGGAACTGCCGCAGAAGGTGGTAATATTCATACTATTGGCGACCAAGATTTTCTTAATAAGATTGTAGTTGATTCGACTAATAACAGATGGGGTTTTTATGTTGAAGTTTCTGCCGCCGCTGTCGAGCAAGTTCGTATTCAAGATGGAGCTATTGTTCCTGTTACTACTAATGATATTGATCTTGGCACAGGAAGCCTTCAATTTAAAGACATTTATATTGATGGTACAGCAAACATTGATAGTCTCACTCTCGCGAGCGGAGCTACTGTCACTGTAATTTTAGATGAAGATGATTTAGTTTCAGATAGTGCTACAGCATTAGCTACTCAACAATCTATTAAAGCTTATGTAGATTCTCAGTTTACGGGGCAGACTCTAGAGTTTAGTGGAGACTCTGGTGGTACTTTAAGCATCGACTTAGATTCTGAAACCTTGACTCTTACTGGTGGTACTGGTATTGATACTACTGGATCTTTAAATGATCTTACTATTGCTATTGATAGTACAGTTGTAACTTTAACTGGTACTCAAACTCTTACTAATAAAACTTTAACAGCACCTGTAATTAGTTCTATTACTAATACAGGTACTCTTACGCTTCCTACGTCTACTGATACTTTAGTAGGCAGAGCAACTACAGATACTTTAACTAATAAAACAATTAGTAGTGCTTCAAATACAATTACTGTTAATTTAGGGTCAGCTACTGTTACGGGTACTTTAGCTCAGTTTAATACTGCATTATCTGATGGATCTTTTGTAAGCTTGGCAGGTTCTGAGACTTTAACGAACAAGACTCTTACGTCACCGACCTTAACGTCTCCCGTAATAACTACACCACAAATTAATGATACTTCAGCAGATCATCAGTATATTTTTGCAGTTTCAGAGCTTGCTGCTGATCGTACTGTAACGCTTCCGTTGTTAACAGGCAACGATACTTTTGTATTTGAAGGTCATACTCAGACTTTAACTAATAAGACTCTTACGACTCCTGTTATTAGTTCTATTTCTAATAGTGGTACTGTTACATTACCTACAGGCACTACAACTCTTGTAGGTACTGATACTTCTGATGTATTAACTAATAAGACTATTTCAGGATCATCTAATACTTTAAGTAATATTGGTAATAGTGCTTTAACTAATTCTAGTGTTTCTTATGGGGGCGTTAGTGTTTCATTGGGTGGTTCTGATGCTACTCCGGCTTTTGATTTGACGGATGCTTCAGGATACTTGGGAGATTCTAATCTTGTTACGACTGGTACTATTACTTCTGGTGTTTGGCAAGGCACAGCAGTTGCCGATGCTTATGTAGCAAATGACTTAACGATTAGTGGAGGTACTGTAGATAACACAGTTATTGGTGGAACTACAGCAGCCGCCGGAACCTTTACGACTCTTAATGTTACTGGCGACTTAACTGTTAGCGGAACTACGACTACTGTTAATTCAACAACTGTTACTTTTGATGATATTGTTTTAACGCTTGGTGGTGATACTGCGCCTGTTGCTGATGATAACAAAGATAGAGGCCTTGAGTTTAGATGGCATAATGGTACAGCAGCTAAACTAGG